CGGGGTGCCTGTTGTCGCGCCAGCGCCTGCCGGCGTGGCGGCCTGCGCGACGGCAATCGTCAGAAGGCTGCCCGCCGTCTGCACCTGAGACAGCACAACAGCACTTTGCAGCACCGACTGCAGCAGGCGGATATTAGCCTGCGTCGCCGGCGTCAGGCCGTTCAGGTCGCGCTGTCTGTCCTGCGTGACCAGCGTATCGTGAAACGCCGACAGCGCCTGATATAACTGCGTCCCGCCCTGACTTCTTACCGCCTCATCCGGCGCGGTGAGGCTCCCGGCAGGCGTAACACCGGCAGTGATACCCGCGTCCTGCGCTGACGACTGCCCCGTACCGGTACGGACACCGCCAGACCGGGCGCGCTTTTTACCCCCCAGCAGGGACAGTGACGGCAGTGAGGGCAGCGCAATCAGGCCACTAAATATCCCGGCGAACTGCTGCGCCATACGCAACGGGCTGGTGATAAGCGCGGTGATATTGCCCTTCATGGCGGAAAAAGAGGCGGCAAAGGCGCTGATATCCTGCATGATGCCGACGCTGTTGACCGTGTTTTCCAGCGCGTCAATTTTCTCGCTGACGGTATCGGCCATCGCCTGCAGATCGTGAAGGTTGTCAGACACCACCGCCCAGCCGTCAGCCAGCGTGTTAAATGCGCTGTTAAGACCGCCACCGGCTTTTGTGGTCAGCGCCGTGGCCGTGTCCTTCTGCGTATCCGGGGCGGTGTCGTTTGCCTGTGGCGTGGCGTTAATCGTGAACTCCACCACGCGTTGTTCAGACACGTTATAACGGCTTTCAAAGTTGTCTATAAGGACGTTTAACGTGCCGTAATCGGGGTGGATTAACTCACCGGCCCCCGGCGCATACAGCGCATCACGCAACGCCTTACGCTGCGCCTGCGCGTCGTCACCCTGGACAATCACCGTGAAGGTGAACGCCGGCAGCTTAGGGCCGAGGTCGTCAGCCCCGCCGGATTCGCGCAACGGGTACTCACGTTTAACAATATTGCGACCGCCGCGCTCGCGCTGTTCCTTATATATAAGGAAGGGGATGTTGCGGAAACTACCCTTACCCGTAGGGGACATAGTTACCTCCGCTGTAGAAATTCAGATCCAGACCGAACATATCGGAGTCGTCAATATCAACACTGCGCTTATCCCAGCCTTCCGGCGCAATCAGCTCCACGCGGGCAGCGGCTTTCTGTACCGCCTGTCCGCCGTTATCGTTGCTGCCGGTAATTTTCTGGTACGCGTCGGTGAGCCAGCCGCCGAGGTATTCGCCGAGGTAACTGCCGACCGTCGAGCCAATCACGGTGCCGACCGGCCCCGCGAACGTCCCCAGCGAACCGCCGATGACCGCACCAACCCCGGAACCGACCGCTGCGCCCTTGTCGTGGGTCGTCGCCTGACTGTCAAGCAGCGTGGGCGCAGCCAGCAGGGCCGCACCGAACGCACCACCGCCGAGACGTCCTAAAAACTTACCGCCTTTACCGAGCCAGCCTGCCACTTTACCCAGCCCCAGCTTGCTGCCGGCAGCGGAAAGCAGACTACCGGCCTTGCTGAGGCCGGGAACTTTGCCGAACCAGCCACCGACACGGGACGCCATGCGCCCGAAGAAACCTTTTTTGGCGGCACTTTCGGCCAGTTCTTCGCCTGCCGTGACCACGGTCGAAACACCGCGCCCCTTGCCGGGGCCTTTTTTGGTGCGACCGCTGCGGCGCTTTTTGCCGTTGCCGCCGTCCTCAATGAGGGTATTACCGCCGCCACTGCCGCCGCCGGCCAGCGCACCCGCCGGCCAGTTGGTCACAAAGACCGGCTGTACTGCGGCAGGATTAACGCCTGAGAGGAAATTCATGAAGCGGCCGCCGCGTCCGGGCAGTTCGCCCGGCATGACGGGCCGGCGCTTGCGAAACGGTGACGTAACAGCCCCGACAGTGGCGAGCGTGTAGCGTAGCGGCGTGGCTCCAAGACGTAGCGCACCCATGCCGACCGCGCCCGCCAGACGCAGGGCTGTACGGGCGGCATAGACCAGAAGAAGGTATTTGGCGAGGGTTTTTGCACCGCTGGCGATATTGTCCAGGGTTTTGCCGTAGCCGTCGTCACGCAGTTGTTTTAACGCCTGGCGCGCGGCTTTGATTTTTTCAACAAGCCAGGTCACGGCATCCTTTGCAGACAGGAACGCCGTCAGCATTCCCTCGCCAACATCCTTCGCCAGCCCGTCAAACTGACCGGATTTCTGCATGTCGGCAACGGTATCGAGGATGCCGTTCATCTGGGTTTCCAGGAACTTGAACGGGCCGGTATCCATGACCTGCTGAGCGAACTGTTCCCAGTCCGACTGCATACGCATGACCATACCCGTCCAGGTGCCGGATGCCACCTTAGCCGCGCCTTTAGCCTGCTCCTGCAGCGTCTGGAAGAGCAGTTTAATTGCCTCCGGCCCCAGCTTACCTTTTTCACCCAGGTCGCGAATAACGGACTGGTTAACGTGTAACTTCTCAGCCAGTACCTGATAGGCGTTAATGCCATAGCCGGAGAGCTGGTTGGCATCCTGCCCCTGAATCTTGCCGCGCGCGTACATCTCGCGCAGTTGCAGGGACGCGCCTTCGATCATCTGCTTGTTCCAGCCGTGACGACCGGCCTGATCTTCCAGCATATGGACGTACTTACGGGAATCGGCATCACTCATCCCGTAACCACGCGTGACCGCGTACTCTTCCAGGATCTGACTCATACTCCAGGGGGCTTCCTGGGTGTTCTGCCTGGCCCACTTAATGGTGCTGTCCGTGGCCGCCGCGTCACCGTGGTTAAGCGAGGTGATACGGGTTTTAAAGTTCTCCATATGGGACGCGGGATCGAGAAACAGCCGCTTGAACCCGTAAACCAGCGCGCCGCCTGTAATCAGACCGTACAGACGGGTTAGTGAACCGAAAACACCTTCCGCGCTCAGTTTCAGGCGGTCCATGTCCGCCGAGACCGCGTGCATCCCACTGCGCATTCCCCGGAACGCCTGGCGCATCCGCGAACTGCTGGCCTCTGCATCACCGCCCAGACGGCGTACAGCCGTCCCCACACCGCCGAGACCACGCTGGCCGGCGTGCGAAAACGCACCCAGATCCTGCGACCACTGGCGGGATATGGTGGAGATATTGCCGAGTAAATCGACAATCAGGGAAGCCTTCAGGTTTTTCATCGGCGGTTACGTATTCTGCTTTTTAATAATCTTCTCTGCCTGTCTGCAGTGCCGGTAAAGCTGCGATAAGGGAAGGCCAAGCGCCCACTGCGGGCCGCCCTTGGTGACCATCCCCAGCACGATCGCCGCTTCCTCTAACTCACTCCGACACCGCTCCCAGTCGCCCCTTGTCACCTGCCAGCTTTCCGGCCAGCGCCGTATCGCGCAGGTTGATCGCCACCATCAGGCGGGACAGGTCACGCTCGCTCAGTTGCCCGATTTGCAGCATCGAGAGCGGCCCTTCGATTTCGCCGACGGCCGCAATCTGGCGGCGCAGCAGCGCCACGCCGCGCAGCGACGGGGAGGCAATCAGCACAGGGCCATTGCGGGTCTCGATGTAACGCTCCGCTTCGGCCTCTGCGTCGATACTGTCTTTGGCGGACAGTTCGCGGAAGGTGACGCGGTACACGCGCCCCTCGCCGAACGGCAGGCCGTCGAGTAAATCGACGTAGCCTTTTTGTAGCTGTTCTGTCAGCCCGGCCGTGCGTGGGTCATCGCCGTCGAGCGCCTGGCGAATGGCGGCCAGCGCCGCCTCGTCACTGTCCTGTTTTACTGCGGTCTGGGTTTTACGTGTTTTTGCGGCCATCTTTCACTCCTACTGCACGCGGGTACTTTGAGGGCTGGTGAACTTCGCGGAGATTTCACCGTTACCGGTCAGGGACGCAGGCTCAGAACTCCATGCCTTTGTCATCATGTAGACCTCGCCAACATCGGTGACGACCTCAATCGTGACACTGGTCCAGGTGTTGATATCACTGGTGCCGGGAGAGTCGTCGTTACCTGCCGGAAACTTGCATTCGAGCGTGGCCTCTTTGGGTTTCTGGCGATAGCCGTACACCTTCGGCCCCTTGACCACCTCGCGCTCAAAACCGGACGGGGTGAACGTCGCGCCATCCAGCGTGGCGTATTCACGACCATTTACGCGAATGGTCGCCACGCCCTGATACTGATTTCCTGCCATTGTCTACCTCACAGAATGAAACGAAGCTGTGCGGCGAAGAACCGGAACTGGTTAACCAGGTCAGGCGTACACAGCACATCAAGACGGTTGCGGTCACTGGCGTTGCGCTCTACCAGCAGGTTCTTTTTGAACGCGTCCAGGTTCTCGACCAGTCCCTGATCCACCCACTCCTCACCGAGCGCGATAAGCTGCAGCGACATAATTTTGGGTGTCACAATCGGCTGACCCGGTGCTACCGGCGTGTCATCGTCGGCCAGCTTATGGCGCGGAAAACGCTGCGTGACGAAGGTGCGCAGGGAGTAGCGCAGATACGACAGCGTGTAGATGGTTTCGATATCGAGATAGCTCGGATCAACGTCGCCGTATTTATTGACGCGGTACATGGTCACCTGGCGCTCAATCTGCACCACGTCGCCGGCCGCTACGGTGACGGTCGCAATCCCGCCGTGCAGCAGCAGGTTACGCTCCTCGCGGGTCAGGCGGTCAGCAAGCTGAGGAGCCAGGCGTGACGACACCGCCAGCGTCTGGAGTGGTCGGGCCGGGTCAATGGACAGTGACGGTGCGCAGGTCGCACAGACCGACGCCGCCCAGACATAATCCGGCTCAGGCGCTTTGGGAACGGCGCTGCAGGTGAACAGAAAATCGTTGCGGGACTCGCCGAACGCAGTGATTTCGCCCTGCGTACCGGTATGCGCCATCCATACTGCGCCGTCGGACATTTTGACCGGTCCCCAGCGTTTAAGCAGTTCGGCGCTGAGTACATTCAGGTTTGCCGTATCTTTGTACGGCATCACCACATAGTTGTACTGACGCTCGCCCGCATTGGCGACGCTGCGGGTAATATCCGGGTTAGCGGCTTTTGCTGCCGGCGGCGCAATCACCACCGTCAGGCCGTCAGGGGTGGTTTCGCCGTCGTAATAGTTCAGGCGGATATCGTGAGCGGAACACTCGCCGATAAAGCGGGCGGTCATCGATACCACGCTGCTTGTGGCGTCCACGTCAGCGCCAGTCGGAGCCGCAGACACCGCCGTAAAGGGAGCGTCGCGATCGGTATTAATCGCCAATGCCAGTTTGTCAGCCAGCTCTTTACCTTTCTGACCGCTGGCGACTGCCACCTGGTAGCGGCGTCCACCCACATAAACGCGGAGCACACCGTCGCCGGTAGCCGTGCCGCTCAGGGTCAGGCTGCCGGCGTCAGCTTTACCGGTTCCGGCCCCCTGAGCAATCACGTACAGTTCAGTATCCGGGTTGATGGCGATAAATTCCTCAACCATCCACGCCAGCATAGAGCCACGGCCAAACAGACTGACCGCCTGAGAGTCGCGGGTGATGCGTACCGGCGTGTCAAGCTGGCCGGTTCCGTCAACCTTACCATCTTTCAGGTTCGCCTGGCCGAACATCAGCACCGCCTGGTGCTGCGCTGGCGTACCGACCACGGCCATTGAGTTGTCGAACTCAATTTCAGCCAGGGGGATGCGGTTATCGCTCTGGATCTCATTAAAACCAATCATGCTTTTTTCTCCACGGCGTCAGCGTTAGCGTCAGTCGCTTTAGCTTTTCCGGCGGTGACGGCTGGCGTCGCGTTCGGATCAAACTCAATCACATCACCATCATCGAGCCGGCGGCACCAGTACGGGGTGAAGGGCTTTTCTTCACCGTCAGGTTGCAGGAACTCCAGCGTGTCGGGGTCGCGAACCATGCGCCCCGGCGCGGGTTTAATAAAGAAGGTCTTCATAACAGGATCACTCCGATTAACAGGAACCACGGCCACGCCACGTTACCGGTAATTGCCAGGCAGCCAGCGATAAACAACATCAATTTACCCATGACGATTCTCCCCGGACCCCGGCAGCTCAATATGCGCCTCAAACGCAGGCGTGCCGTCAGGTTCGCCGAACGTCTCGTAATGGCGCAGGAAGTCGTCGAGCGTGCTGATATCGGTCAGCGGGTCGATAATCTCCTCACAGGAGAAATAAAGGGCATAGAGCACCACCCCGGACGCACCCTGCGCCACGCTGTACAGGTTTGACGCTTTTTCAAACGCCAGCGGCGAGGCGGAGCCCGCCTTAAAACCCACCAGACCGGACAACAGGACAGCTACCATCTGATACAGCCCGATACGGTTTGTCTCGCGTCCGTTTAACATGCTGCCGACCACGTAAAACACCCAGTGGCTCACCATGCGGTTACGCGTGCGCGGTTCGCCGGCTCCCAGCCACGCCACATAAACGGAAGGCGGCAGCAGCATCAGCTTTTTGAGGGTGGCCTCGCTCCAGTCACCCGGATGCGTATCCACCTTTCTAAGGCGGTTACCAAAGAGGGAACGAATGCGATCCAGATAAGCGGCTTCTGTGTCGGCAATCATATGAACCCCTTCTGGTTACGCCCGAATACCGGCGCTTCAGCCTGCATCTGCGGCAGGTCGTCAGACTCCGGCGCGCTGCCGGCCTCATCCACCCCGACAGGAATGCTGTCGTTCTTCACCTCACGTAGCCAGGTGAGCGCCTCGCGGTAACGATCACGCGCCTGGTCGGAGGGTTGCTGGTCGCACAGGTAATAAAAGGCAATGGCGCAACAGTGCTGTACCAGCACCTGCGGCACCACGGCCAGCGGCAGGGTATATTTCGCCGACAGATAGCTGTCAGCCAGTGCGCCGGCATCATTCAGCGCCTGCGTCAGCTTCTTCTCGTTGAGGTCGTCCGTTCCCGGCAGCCTCAAGAGATCATCAATATTTTCGTATCTGTCCCGCATATCCTGCGCGCTGGCGTACATCATTTCTGGCGCTCCTGGCGCGCCGTCCAGGCGGCGTCCACCTGCGCTTTGGTGACAGGCTGGCCCAGCTCGTCACTGACAGCCTTGACGCTCGGCACACCGGACCTGGTGAAGCTCTGCGGGTCAGCGCGGGCAATCAGTGCATCAATAGCGGCGTTGACTTCCTCCGGCGTCACATCACTGCCTGCATTGACAACATCCACCACGTTTTGCACGCCAGCCTCACCAGATGGCGCGGCTGCCGGTTGAACCGACACCACAATGAGGCATGGGTCAGCCTGTAAGACATCGAGTGTGGACTGCGGAACATTCTCCAGCGTCTGTTTGCCGCGCATAAAGTTGATGCCGGCGCGGATGTAACGCTCGCGCGAACAGCGAACCTCAACGATGAAAACGTCTGGCTCAGTAGCCTGATTATCCCCGCCAGCGCCTGTGCTATCCGCTGCGCTACCTGGTGAAAGGTTGCTGGCAGCGTTGACGGATTCGAGGGTATTTTCCAGATCTGACATGGCACTTTTATCCCCTTTAAAAAACGGTTTAAAGGCGGGATGAACCCGCCGTGAAACGGGTTATGCCGTGGCAGCGGTCGCAGCCGGCATCCAGTTAGCAACAACCAGCGAGACTTTGCCCTTGAGTTCGTTGGTGGTGGTAGCACCCTCATCAACGGTCAGTTCGCGCTCAAGCAGCTTGGTGGCGACCTTCTCAAGAGATGGCGGCACCACCAGAACGGACGGACGCAGACCCAGCGGACGACCACCGTCGGCCTTACGGTCAGTAATGGCCTGCCAGGCTTCCCAGAACATGTCGCCGTTGAGCGGCGCTTTCATCATCTGGGCCATCTGCCAGAAACCGTAACCGACGTTGGAGCGCAGGGAAGCACCGAACACAATCTGGTTATCGGTGAAGGTCACACCCGTTTTCGGGTCTGCCTGCATCACCAGCTCAGGATTGCGGCGGTTCTGGTAAATGATAGGCTTAATCACGCGGGTGCAGTCCATCAGATACCAGCCGGGGCCGGTGTAAGCCGTGGTGGCACCTGCTGCACCCACTTTCGCGGTAAACAGGTTGGAGGTCGGCACCATTTTTCCCGTACCGTCCACTTTCTCGTAGACCGGGTGCTCCGCGTCGAAGAAGTTCTGGCCGTCATAGCAGGCCGCTTTGTCGGCGTTCGCCAGCGCCTGGAAGACCAGCTCATCGGGGAAGCAGCCCGCCGCGCGGCCCATTTCCTGGAAGATGGGAGAGTAGATGCCGAGAATGTCGTCGTCGAAGTCATCGCGGGAAATGGCGACTGTATCTTCCCAGGTTTTGTTGGTGATCGAATACCCGTGCGCCGCCATCTGCTGCATGACACGCGTCCCGATCCACTCGCGGAAGTGCGGGAACTGCCCCAGCCAGCCAAAGGTGTTGGAGCGGGTATTGGACGTAACGGTCATCGCAATCTGTTTGTACTGCGAGGCCGCCATCCCCAGACCGTTCTGAAAGTCAGACTTATACCCCGTAAAGAGGGCTTCAATCATGGCGGGGGTGGTAGGTGTACTCATTGGTTAACCCCTTTAGCTTTAAGGAACTCTTCCTCGGTCTTGCCGAGCATTTTCATTACCTGAATGTCTTCCGCAGACAGGGCGGCAGACGCGGCTTCTTTTTTCGGCGATGGCAGCGTGTCCGTCTGTTTTGCGGTCAGGGCGGCAATCGGCTGGCGTGCGTCCAGTTGGGCGGACAGCGCGGCAACGCCAATCTGACGACCGAGACCTTCGTAGTAGCCACGCTCGGACTTAAACACGCGTCCCTCGGTTTCGGCCTTGTCCAGCACCTGCTCAAGCGTGGCGGAGCCATGCTCGGCAGACAGGGAAACGTACTGCGTGCGCAGGGCGTTATAGGTCTCAACCGGAACGAACTTCGTCAGGTCAACGTCGCCAGTTGCGGTGGTGTTCGCCTGTTTTGCGGTGTCCAGTTCAGCAGACAGCGTGGCGACCTGCGTTTTCAGCTCGTCATGCTTACCCGCTTTTGCCTGAATATCCGTCAGCGCCGACAGGGCCGCCGTACCAAGTTCCGGCGTCAGCTCGCCGTCATCGGGCACAGTCAGGCCGAGCGCCGCCAGTAACTGGCGTAATTGCTCATTCATGGGGGTTAACTCCATAGAGGGGGTTGTTACATAAAGGTCGTCAGCGCTGAGGGCTGCGACGGATTTCATACCGGTAATCGCTGGATCGTTCGTCAGGGATGCAATACGAATGGACGCCGGTTCGCCGTTATCCACGTAATACTCCAGCTTCGCCGAGAGATAGGCGTACTCCAGATCGTCGATATGCTTCTGCGCCTGCGGCGTCCAGGTGGGCTTAATGAAAATTCCCTGACCTTCGCGCCACGCCACATCCTCAGCCTTTACCCAGCCGGCCGCGACGGCCTTGATGCCTTTTTCCTGGGCGATTTCGGAGTGGTGGTCATAGTCAATCAGCAAAGGCTGCTGTAAAGCGGCAAGATTGGCCTTAATACGGTCACAGGACGCTTTATTAATCAGCCAGCCCGCAGCAGGCTTTTTCGGTCTGCCGTCGCGGGCCCTGACACGACCGGCCGGCAGCAACTGGCACCATCCATCATCGGATGATGCCAGTGAAGCCGAGAGAGCCGCGGTCTCTGTGTGGCGCTGAGCGCCTGTCGCTTTTAAGGTGTTCGTCGTCATGACCGGAATCGTAGAACGGTCAGGCGAGGGGGTGGGTTTGCGGTAAATCAGTAAAAAACAGGACAGGAAAAATGGATCGCACCGATGATCCATTTTCAAACCGTTTCAAAACACTTTCAAAAATCGCTGTGGGCTTTCAAAAAACTGTCGGAGTACGATGGCATACCCCGAACCTTACGACGCCGCCACGGCCTTCTCAAAGCGTTTTTTGATGAGGTTCAGGATCTCCTTTTCGGCGACCTTATCAAACCCCATATATGGACGCGCCGGAATGCCTGCCGGCCCCGGTCGCATATCAGGCGTTCCGCCCCACTGGTGAATAGCTGCGTAGGGCTCATTAGAGCCAATCAGGGCATACGTATCGCCGTAGTCGGTGGTCATTTCACTGGAGAGCTTGCCGTGCAACGTCAGAATTTTACCCGGCACATAGCCGTGCTTTGTACGCCATGCCCGCCACGGTTCTGACCATTCATGCCATGCATCACCATCAGGTTCTTTTTGCTGCTCAAAGGCCATTTCAGACGACGACAGCAGGCTGGCCGCCACGGAGCGGGTCAGCCCCTTGCCATCATCACCTATCGCCTGCAGTTCCAGAAACACCCGCTGCAGGCGTTTAACGTCGATAACAACGGCTAAATCAAGCTGTGACATGTTGCCCTCTCAGTATAAAGGCGATAAAATAATCAAAGGTCGGTGTACTCTTAACCGGTAAAGCGGCACCCTTCAGGCCATCAACACTGTTGGGATGTTTATGTGGGTTCGACCCCCACCACCGACCTACAACTTCCCTTCCAGCAATTCGAATTTATTCCCTCTGATACCATCTTCCAGCGTGTGTTTACTAACCCTGTAGGCATTAATGACTACATCTAACTTATCCGGTTGACGCTTAATACCATAGGGCGCATTGACCACGATTTTTGCCGTACCATCGCGAGTCTCAACAATATACATCAGATTACGATGCACCTTATCCCACAGCACAGCTTCCGGGCGTGCCAGCAATGACGGTAACAGCACTAAGTCATCCGGCCGCAGGGCAATATCATCCTGGTGGTGTTTGTCACTGTCCGCGTGCAGCAGGTTCTTTTCACTCATCGCCAGCAGTCGGGCGGGTGGTTCACCGGTACGTTGTTCAACAGCATCAGCCACAGATTCCGACATAAAACCGAGCGTGCGGATATCATGACCACCGCGTTTTATCGCCATGACGTTTTCCGCCCAGCGCCGGAACGCCAGTTGCCGCTCAGGGCTGTTATTCATCTCCTGAACCACCATCTCGCGAAGCTGAGGGCTTTTCACTTCAATCAGCTTGCGGATAAGCGTCTGGTCAAGGCCGAACGCGGCCGAACCGGGGTTATATGACCAGCCAACATCCGGGGTCATCACGCGCGCACCGTCGGCAAAGGTGGTCACATCCATGTTAATAATTTCACCCGTCGCCTTGTCCACCGCCGCCTGCACCTTCTTCGTGGTGAGGTATTTATCGCCCTGCGTGGCTTTCAGGCCCAGCGCATTCATGCGCTCCTGAGAGAGCGCCCGGACGCGGCAGCGGCAGTTCCAGCCGTTCGGCGGGTAGTGGGTTTTCCAGAAAGGATCGTCATAGCGGAATACCAGCCCGTTAAGGGCAGCATGAGAAGGACGCGTGCGGCTGTCCATCACCGCCACATACTGCCAGAACGGGTGCGTGTCGGTACTGTTCATCAGTTGCGCGTAGCGCCCGACGTTGTACGCCACGCGGGTATTGACGTTATATATCAGCGCCAGACGGCGAGGACTGCCAAGCTGGACGGTTTCGGCGTTGCCGGCACTGTCAACAATCACCTGTTTACCCCACCAACCGAGCTTTTTCAGGCGTGGCGCGAGGGTGTCAATAAACTCCTGCTGACTGAGCCCCTGCGCGATGGCGCGCTCAACCTCACCCTGAATGGTTGTCAGCACATCCACGCGCGCGGCTTTTGCCACCGTAAACGAGCGGGCGTGAACATCCACGGCCGTATCGTACCAGTTCCAGCCGATGTGCTGCCCTTTAGCCCGGAAGTAGGCTATCGCCTCTTTGGGCGCAAGCGTGGCGGCGTAACCTAAATCAATCAAGGTCGTCCACCATGCCCTTTGTTTCCGCCGCAAACATCGCATCCGTCAGCAGCGTCATCAGCTTTTTATCGTCCATCTGCTGATACAGCGCCGGCAGGTCAGACAGCGCCTCCGCCAGTCCCCGCGTTTTAATCGCGTTGATAACCGGCTCCAGCACCGGATCAATCGCCGCCTGCAGGACGCTGGCGGGGACAGAATCGCCCAGGTCGTCGAGTTCATCACGCGGGCCGGTTGTGACCGGCGCGGGTAGCTGCGCCGAGAGCGCTGCCTGCTTTTCCTGACGCTCCGGCCGTTCCGGCGGCGGCAGGGTCATTTCCGGGCTGGCGATGGTAAAGACTGGCTCATCCCCGACTGGTTCAGGAATACCGGTCTGGTCACGAATCCAGGCCAGCGGCACCGGCATCCCGGCACCGAGCTGCACGACGGCAGCGGTGATTTTGGTGATATCGCCAGGCTCTTTCGTCTGGAAGACCAGACGCGGCAGACGACGAATATCTACCGCATGCGTGGTGTTAAGTGCATACAGCGGGTAAACCAGATCGCGGCTCAGCGTAGTGGTTAGCTGGCGCAGGTCAGCGTCGCGAATCTCTTTGCGTACCTCGTCATGCACCTCACCGAGACTGCGTGCTCCCTTGTCGCCGGCATCGGTGGTCAACGTACCGCCGAGGATAGCTTTAGAGATGGAACGCTCGCCCCACTGCATCATCGCCAGGAACGGGTCCGCCTGACCGCTGGCCGCCGCTTCAAATTCCAGGCTCATGCCGGTGGGGATAATCCCGCCGGTACGCCGTCCGATTTCCATCACCGCCCGCATAAGTGCGGCTTTCTGGCCCGGCGTGGCTCCGGCCGGATACTTACCGACCTTCATCGGCAGACCGTACACCTCCAGAAACTCAGCCAGATCACGCACCGAGTAATTTTTGAAGATGAACGGCCAGATAAGGGTACGCACCAGCCCCTGCGCGCCGGCGTAACCGGTACGCGATCGCGCCTGGTGAACAATCCAGCCGAACGGCTGGAACGGCACCCCCTCAACGCTGCCATCACGCAGCCGCAGCTCGCTAAAATCTCGCGGATTGAGGCAGAAATGCCCTGCATCGCGCCAGATAACCTTATTGACAACAAACGCGCGGCCGATGCGGCCCCATTCTATTTCCTGGCAACTGTAGCCCTTGAGAATGGCATCGGTTGCATCAAACAGCATCGCGTCGAACCAGTCCGCACCGCGAAGGTACTCGTCGAGCATCTCTGCGTCTTTCTTTTCCTGCGCGGTGGCGTTCGACGGCGGCTGGATACTCCAGGGGACACTCTGTATCGCCAGCCGGCGCTTGCTGAGTTCGGCGAAAAGATGGGTGTCCTTCTCCTCGATGTCGGCAGCTAGATCAGACTGCGCCATCAGATCGCCCTGTTCGGCAGCGCGAAGACACTGCGCCGCCCGGTTTGGGGTGATACCCGATGCCGGATGTTCAATAAAGCGGTTGGCTATCTGTGGAATATCGAGAACCGCCGTCTGCAGGTCAGGATCAAAGTCGAACGGTTTTCCGTCCAGATCTACAATTTTGCCCATTACCAGCACCCCTGCTCAAATTCGTGATACGCGTTGGCGTCTTCTTCCTCCGGCGCCATAAAGAACCGCCCCCTGTCTTCGGCGTCTTCCATCGCGCGCCCGCGTTCTGGTATCGCCTGACACGCCTCGTCATCGAGCACAAAGCCGTCCAGATAAGACGCGCGGTTAGCCATGCATAACGCCACCGCAAAGTCGCCGTGACGCCGACTGCCGGCAGCGGTGGCGTTCTCGTCTTTGGTTCGGCCCTTATCTATCTGGGGGATACCGTTAGTCACCTTGACATGACGCAGGTCATCAAGCGTGGTCTGGTGGCGGGCAACAAAGATATTCTGGTCTTCAAACTCTGCTTTTAACTTCGGCATCCATTCGCCGTACCACTTAGCCGACAACATCACGCAGTCCACCAGTTCGGGGCCGAAGCGTTCAAGCGCGGCCTCCGCCAGAAAGCCGCCGTTACCGGTGGCATCGAATGCCGCCCCGATAAGCCGCGCTATACGTTCCAGGATGTAGAGCATGATTTGCTTCTGCTGCTCATAGGGCATATTGCGCAGTTCAACGCGGAACGCCTCGCGCTTTTGCAGATCTTCGGTGATTTCAAGAATGGTAAAGCAGGTCAGATCGCCGCGACGGGCAAAGTCCTCGCCGAAGCTGTAGCGCGAACGCGCATTAAGAGCACTTAAAAGCGGCTTTAAATGCTCTTCACACCAGGCGTTAATCTCAGACTCACGCAGCCATGCCGCACGACTGAGAAAATCCTCCGGCGCTTCGAAGGTCAGAATAGGAACATCGCGCACCATTGCCAGCTCAATGAGCGCATGGGGAATATAGGCACCGCCGGATTTTTTCGGCACACAGCCGTATTCCTCGTCGGCATCTTCCTTACTGGGTGCGTTCTTGTAGAGGTCATCGCGCCATTTCTTCTCCGCCTCCGGCGACCACGCCTGACCGGTGACGTAACAGATACGCTGATACACCCCGTCCGTGATGGCGTCGTCCAGGGTGATACGGTGTACCGAGTAGTCCTTACGCCCCTCGCGGGCTTCCTGAATATACTGATTAAAAAGATTATCCACGCCGTTGTGGGTGGAGATGATCCGCACGCGTGCGCCCCACATGGTAAGCGCCATCGCCGCTTTCAGCAGCTCGTCGAGAGACTCGTGGAAAGCCGCTTCATCAATGACAACATCCCCCTGCAGGCCGCGCAGGTTGGATGGACGGGAAGACAGCGCCTGGATTTTAAAGCTGCTGTTGGGGAAGCGAATCATGTAGGTCAGGATTTCTTCTTTCTTTTCGCTGTCCCAGAAGGTCTGCTCGTACACGTCGGCCTGTGCGAGCTGGTTAAAGGCTCTGGCGAACAGGGCGCAGGCGGAAATATATTCCAGCGCCATCTCCTGCTTGGAGCCGACGTAAAAGACATTGCGACCACCGCGTTTCTTTGGCTTTGCGGCGGTAATGACGTTACGGGCCGCTTCCGCCCAGGTCAGCCCGGTACGGCGGGATTTTTCGGCAATACAAATCTGACTCTCGTCTTTAAACCATTTAGCCTGATAACCGAGAAGTACCGGCATACGTCTGGGGAGATCGAGCGATTCAGGCACATCAACGCCCAGCAGGGCTTTTTGCTCGGCGAGGTCAATTTTTCGGGGTGGAGTCAGGGCTACAAGGCGCTTCTGAGAGTCGGTCATGATGTTTTACCCACAAAATAACGAACAAACAGATACAACTCAGCGCCGCGAAGTCTTTCGGCTCGTGCTTTTGCGGTAATGTTTATACACTGAACAACACGCACAGCCCTGAGAAACTCCTCCTGGGTCATTCTCATATCAATCGCCATCGTAACAAGCTGGGGAAGACAGTGAGGTATACCCGCACGAGCGCCGCTATTTTTTAAATTTTGTTCACAAAGTTCGCGGCTAAACTCGTACCAGTCATATTTCTGTTGCATAGCTACCTCACGCCTTACCCAGCAGAATGTCCGCAATCTGGGCTTCCAGTTTTTCACTCATCCCGTCCACACCGTGTAACTCCTCGGTGACGGCTTTCGCCATCTCTTCGGCAAAGGCCGCGCGGATCTCTTTCTCGCGCTTCATGCTGCGCTCGGCGGCACTCTCCAGACGCTGAACGGCCAGCATGATATTTTTCAGCAGACCAATATCGATCTCGCCGTCATCTTCCAGGTCGCGACGTGCGGCGCGTAATTTGCGGAACAACAGGGAGCGGGTCATTTCAAGGATCAGCGTCGTGGTATCGCCAGTGGGTTTGTCGCCGAGTTCCGCCACCATCGCTTTTGTCTGCTCACGCAGATCGCGAAGGTCGCGTGCCACTTCTTCGTTTTCAGACGCCAGACGCCACACCGCGCCACGGCTAAGTTTCATCTCATCAGGAAGCCCGGCCTCTTCGATAAGCCGGTTAATCTCTTCACGAACCTGTACCTGTGTGAGGCGTTTTTCCCGCAGCATATCAAGCAGTGGCTTACGGATACTGTCAGGCAGCAGATCGACCTTTTTCACACGTCCGCGGGTGGGCTTATCCATACTTAATCCCTCGCACGCGGCTTTTTCACACCCGGCGCAGTGCTGCGCCCCTCGGCCACGTCCTGGCCCCGTCCGGTCAGTTCGGCGACGTAGTAGCCGTTAATCAGGGTACGCAGGCGCACCAGCCCCTGTTCGGCAAGCCAGGCGATATGGGTATGTACCGCATCCCGCGATACTTTATGACCGTAATCATCCAGGCAGTCCTGCAGGACGGATTCACCCAGTTCGCCGTTGTAATCAGATAGTGAGCGCAGAATGACCAGGCGCTGGTCTTCGGTAATAAAATTGCTCATTGCGGATTCTTCCTTACAGCCTGTTCCAGCAATAATTCATTTTGATGAGAGACGGACTTCAGTGTGGCGCTGGTCGCTTTCAGGTCACCCCGTAGCGTTGCTATCTCCACATTGAGTCGGTTTACTTCGTCCTGCGTTGGCAGGTTCGCAATGCGGGTTTCCACCCGCTCCACGCGGTCATGCAATTTTTCGAACGCCTCGCGCGGCACAAAGGTTTTGCGCATCAACGCCATAAAAATGCCGCCCGCCGTCGCAGTGGCCGAGAGTATCGGCACCGCATAGTCTTTAACGATGCTGATCCACACCGTAAGCCTCCCGTAATGCCTGACAGTCCACGCAACACACAGCGTCAGGCAGAACCGCCAGACGTGCAGCCGGAATGAGGATGCCGCAGTCTTCACAGTACCGAACGGCCGACGCCGGCGTATTTTGATGCGCCTGCCGCATATGCTCGGCCAGGCAGCGCTCGTTAAACTGCGCTGCCAGCTCCTGGGCGCGTTCTAGTTCATCCACATCATCTTCCTTACTCTCGCTTTCGGACCGGAACAGCAGGCGCTCCGGCCACAGCAGTAAATTCATGTTGTCGTTGTTCCTCAGCCCGCCGGATGCTCGCTTTATCGACGTTGCAGTTTTTAATCACCGCCAGCAGTTGCAGGTTGTAGTCCACCGATGCACCAAAGGTGAACGGCTCAGGCAGCGGCGGCACCATACAGTCCGCCGTCCACTCAACGGGGAGCGGAACCGGCGGCACCTGTACGTATTTCACTGACGGCGGCGCGCACGCGGTCAGCAGCAGCGGCAGGCACAGCAACACGGGCCGCAGGCTCTGCGGCAAGCACCGGGCGAATCTCCGCTCTGAGCGTTTCGCTTTGCTGCGTATTGCGTTGCTTTTCATCGGTGGCCGCCTTACTGAGCGTGTTAAAAAACTGCATGGTGTGCTGCTGGTTGTTCAGGATGCGCCGGGCCTCGTCGCGCTGCTGCGTGAGGGTGTCGATATCCGCCTGTAGCCGTTTGACCTGCTGACGTTCAGCCCACACCCCGACCGCAAGACAAATCACCACAACCACCACCGCCACAACCGGCAGCTCATCTCTCAGGCCAGCCATAACACACCCCGCAGCAGCAGAACGGCACACAGCACCGACACCATCACCGGCCGCCAGTGGCGCACTACGATTTTGGTAAGTCGTAACGGCATAACCATTCGTCCGCAGAACGCCGCGCCTCCAGCCCCGGCAGCTTCTGGCCTTTGGAGTAGATCCAGCGGATGTACTGGCCGCAGGCAGCCGGCATTTTCCCTTCATTAATCAGGCGCAGCAGCGTGGAATTACGGAAGTTGGTTTCACCCGCCCAGAAGACCCACGACGCAAGGGCGACCGTCTGCCCCTGCGTGAGCGGCACGTTGACGTAGCGTTTAATGGCCGCGAACGCCCAGCCCATATCCTGTTTCAGCAGCACAAGGCACTCAGCATCGGTTTTGACCATGCCGGGCTTCACGTCCGGGCCGGTATGCCCGTAACAGATGGTGGGTGTGCCGGTTGGATCGATGTAGGTCTCATTCGATTTGCCCTCCCAGTACGCGGTGTACGAGGTGGCAATACCGACCGTGCCGGCACCGGCCAGCACAAGGGCAACCAATTTTTTACGTAACGCCGGGGGAATCTTCGGCACAGGTCACTCCAGCAGTAACAAACCTGTAGCGAGAGTAACAACGAACAGAAAGGGAGAGGATTTGCGGTAGTTCAGTAACGGACGGGAGATTTTGAGCTCACCCGTTCTGGTGAGCGCAAATTTCAGGCAGTCCGACCACTAAAGGAAAAGTGGCGGCTGGATGCGGCGATGATGAAGCCGTCGCTGCTCGCGAATAATCGCATAGATTTGGGTCTGAGACAGCCGGTATTCACAGCGCAGGGTTTCGATGTCTTCGCCATTATGCCAGCGGGTGAATATCTCGTGATGGCGCAGGGCTGCAAACAGGGTTTCACCGGTCGGAAGATACCAGGAACGGCCGCCCATATAGCCCGCCTGAGCCACCACAGCATTACGCGCCAGACGGCGCGCCTCCGGCTCACCCATACCCTGACGACGAAACTCACGCTCAAATATATCAACCAGCCCGGCCAGCGCACGCGGCCACTGCCGTTTAATCTCCGACTCCGGGACAGTATCAAGCTGGTCAATCAGGGCATTTAACCCCGGATCATCAGCGAATAAACCTGGCTGACATTCGGCCATAACCACCTCATACAACGAAGTTAACTATTGCGATACCTTACTATAAAGGAAAAATCCCGCGCTGTGGCGGGATTTGGGTTAAGAGGTTGCGGCCTTTCGGGCGGCGAAGCGCTGACAGACCTGGTTGTAGCTGATTTTTTCCCGCTCAGACAGACCGAGGGAGCGGAGCATTTCGCGACGATGCCAGCGCTTGAGACGCTCCAGCACGTCAGACGCCAGCGCCGACTCTCTCTCCAGCCACTGGTAGTTTGCCACACCTTCGCCGCCGTTCTGCGGGGCGGTCTGTTTTTTGACCCAGGCATTAAGCGCCGCTTCACTGTCACTGGCGAGAAAACCCTGAACGTGCATAAGACGCCATATCGCGCGGATTTTAGCGGTGACGGTAGCGGGTTTTAAAGCCCTGTTTTGTGGTTTTGAACGCACTTTGAAACCGCGTTTTTTGAATGCCGCCAGCGCTTTCGATAACTCCGGGAGCGTCATATCGCGACAACTGGTTTTACCTGTCGCGGTACGCAACGCATCCTTGTAAGTATCTTCATCCAGCCGCAACTCCCGCCTGGCAACATGAATTAGCGTGATGAGAGATGCACGGTCCATGAATACCTCCACTACTATTTAAAGCGTCACGTTTTTACCGTAACGCTCTGCCGCTATTCTCTTCCAGCCCTCAAAGCTTCTTTTCAGCTCTTCGGGGTCATAAGTGGCATTTGCGGTCGCTGCAACCAGGGCATAAGAGCCGGATAAAGCCAGGTCTTTCCAGTGCCGATCAAGCCTGTCTCCCGCATCCCGCCAGGCACTGGCAGAATCCGTTCCTGCCCCATAAACCTGACCGGTCAGGCCAATCACCAGCCAGATATCGTCAATCTTCACGCGCTTCGCCATCTGATACCTCCGATAACACTGACGCTGCAGAAATTCGATCGAGCCGCTCAAGCTCAGCGAGTAACAGGGCGGTAGCTTTAACCAGATTGCGACGTTCATCCGAGGGCCTGAAACTGTCATCATGCCAGTCAGCAGGCCAGTAAGATTCCGCCTCCATTGGTTCGATATAGCTGATAGCTGCAGCAGCCAGCTCACCACAGGTGTACGTGTCATCGTGCTCTGGCGTCCAGCCCTTAACGCTTACTTGTCGTTGACGTTCTGCAATGACGTCACGCAGGGCATCAGTTAATGACTGTGATACTGACTCGCTCGGCGCTGGCTGCGTCATTCCAACCAGACGTGTTATTTCTGATTCCAGGAGTGAACCTAAAACTGTACCCGTACAATGCTCTGCCCATTCGTTGTTTTCCAGTAGGCCGATGATATTAAGAACATCATCGTAAACGCCAGTTACCGGCGCTGGCGGAGTGGCGTACAACTCACGCACCTCAAAATTCGGGTTTCCGTTCCGTACAATTTCGTCGTACTCGCGTTTGTTTTTGCACTGCCTCCAGCCCTCATTGTGCCAGTTAAATTGCCACGCCACAGGCTCAGCATCCAGCGATGCCAGCACCTGCTTCAACACCTTCAGAATTTTGGCATCATCATCGTCAAGGCCAAACGGAATATCGTCGCGAGTGTTTTCAAATTCAGCGATAGTTTTCTCCAGCCATTCTCTGGTAATTGTCATCTGTTGATCCCCCCTTCAAGAATGGTGGCGCGGCAGGTATCCATAATGCGTTCAATCTCGCGAATGTTACGCTTGAGCAATCCCTCCGGCTCGCCAACATACGAACCGTTGTAAGACAGACAGGACGTCCAGCGGTACATTTCATTATTCAGTCGTGCTACGGCCTCAAACGAGCGACGTAAATCCTCCGGCGTTACTGGCGCAGGCTGCGGCAACATTGCTTTGAATGCTTCGATATTGGCGTAATGTTTCGCCCGTTCTTCTGGTGTCATAGCGTCCAGCCCGGCGTAATACTCAGTGCGACGTTGCAATGTTTTAAGCATAGTTTGCGTGCGAACACCTTTACCGAAGCGCATACCAGGCTCCAGATGCACAGGGCATGGCAGTGTTTCAGGATATTCCTGTGTTGTCTGAGAGGTCGAGCGGCACACCTCCATAACCGAACGGACAAGGCACACCGCGTTATCTGATGTCGGGTTTTCGACAAGATTTCGTATTTCGGTGTCAAGGTTGTCGGTGAGTGTTTCGGCCTCACTCCACGACACACCCGGTTTATTACTCACTATCACAATCCACCTCCACCAGTTCCGGCAAAGCATCAACCCACGCCCAGTGTGTCACCTTGCCATCTTCATCCTCGACGCAGGCCCCGGTCTCCTCATCAACGAACAGACCTTCATAACCCAGATGACCGATTCGCAGCTCCTGGTGGTGGTGGCCGTACTGCACAACCAGCACTACCGCCTCCATGTCTGGCGGAAAGCAATCATTCAGCGAATGCCAGGGATGACCGCGCAGATCGCCAAAGTAAACACCAGTCAGCTTACCGCCACAGACAGGCATACCGGCAGCGCAGATAAGCGGCTCTTCGGATTCAACAAACAATGTCGTTATCATGATGAAGTCTCCGCCTGCTTTTTAGCCGCGTAAAATTCGTCAGACAGAATCTCAATCATGCGATCGTGAGAGGGTTTTATACCGGCACGGACATAAATCACATCACCTACACGAAACCACTCAAGAGACCCGAAGAACGTCACACTGAAATCCAGCCCCAGCGCCGGTAACAGGGCGTCAGTCCGGGCACTTGTTACCGGACGGTAAACATTCCAGACGTCCGCCAGCTCCTTCGCCAGTGTGCGCAAATGAGCAGGAATACGCGAGCGCCGCGGCTCACAACCCCAGCCTGTGGCTTCTCGCTGAACCGTCCATAACTCACGCGCGAACGGGCGTTCTTCGCCGGGAAAGCTCATTGCATAGAACCGACGACCGCCAACATCATTTTTAAATACCGCGCGACCACCACACCCCAGAACATCAGCGAGTTTTCGGGCTTCTTCATTAAGTTTTTGGCTGTCGAGAAGATACTGATCCCATGCGGCCAGCGCTGCTGGGTTAGACGTTTTAAAGAACATTACGCCACCTCCACGGAAACAGGGATGTACTCAGGTGCAGGGGAACGATCAATAATCAGGTAGCGCAGAACATGCGGAGTGATTACTTCCCCGTCCATAGCATCAATAAACTTTCCCAGCCGGACGTCGATATAACCAAAAGTGAATTGCGGCGCACCTTTCTTACACCGTTCTTCGTCCACCTCCATCACGATATACGTCGTCTCGCAGGTCAGAACGCCCATCGCAAAATCCTTCACCAGTGACGGGATACTATTACCCTCAATCCAGGGCAGGGACTTACGAAAATCACACCAGGCCACCGGCTCAGACTCATGGTGGGGCTTACATGAGCTTTGGAGTGGGCGGGAAATATCATAAAAGCCGTTACATTCGGTCAGTACGCCGGCATCCACCGCATCACGCAGGAAATAAACCATTGAAGAGGGCAGCATCTGCATCTTGTCGGCCAGTACGCCACAGGTCAGTTTCCCGTAGGCGCTAATAAGGGCTTCTACACCCTTCAGGATTTTTTCATCTATTGTCATTGGTTATTCCTCCGTAATAGCGATAAATTCGGAGTGTTTAATTTCAATAAGCGCCTTACTCATATTGGCAGGCAGGGCTTTTTCGCCGTTCTCACCGACCGGAATACGCACAACCAGCGCTTTCCTCTCAGAATAAAAGCCGGCACCAGACCAGGTGGTTAAATACTGTCCGTGGTTAACGTAACTTGCGTCTGCATAACAACCCAGCTTTCTGACCGCCCAGTCACTGAACGGCGGTAATTCCTGTAGCTGTTCGTTTATCTCTTTCAGTCGGGCCGCAAGCTGCTTTCCTTCGCTATAGCGGCGGTCTGGCCTGACTTCAAACAACGCCTGGCCGTCATCATCAAAAGAGTTACTGAGGGTGCGTTTATTTCTGCCGCAATCCACATTCTCACGCATCAGTAGCGCGCTGATATGCTCAACGCCAAAATGTTGATACGAGCAATAACCCACAGCATTACAGCCATTCAGAAAATCACGTATAGCCTTTTTACGGGGTTTACCGATTTTTTCCTGATATGTCTCATAATATTTAACTGAATCTGCTTCATTTAATTTAAAATAACGCCGTTGCATTGCCATGATTACTCCTCCAGCAGCGCCACGCATTCGGAATGTTTAATGCGGATGCATTCATCAGGCACTTTTCCGCAAACCACTCCTTCGCGCAGGGATACCCGAAAAAGAATAGCGTCACGCTTACGTGAAAACTCCATAACCCATGCCGAACTGTCACGCCAGAAGACACCAGCCAGACCCACAATACCCAGCTTGTTAAAAATCCAGTTCTCAAACGACAGATAATCCTTGAGCCTTTCTTCAGTCTGTTCAATCTCCTTCTGCAGGAGACGACCGTTAACACAACTGGTATCCGGTGTAGCCAGAAACAGCGATTTACCATCTGCAATCAGGTCTGTGTCTTCTGTTTCCCAGCCACACTCCGGCACTGCATCAAAATAAACCCCTTTAATTTTTACCTTAAAAGACCCATCAATAACTTTAAAACCCACCGCGCCGAGCGAGGCCTGCAACCGGCAAAGAATATGTTCGCGTGACGGTTTAACGTCTGCGTTATACATGGAAACGTATTTATTAGTGACAACAGCATCAAGTTTAAAATAAGCGTATTTCATTATTTCGTTCCTTATATTTCAGGATTCAGGCGTAAGCAGTCCCCTGACGCTAACGCCATAATTTAAAAGTTATTCGGATTTAAATTAATTACAGTTTGGCAATATCCAGCGAAAGCTGTTTATATTCCTTACCGTTTTCACGCTGATAAAAGCGCAGATAGGTGCTACTGCCGTTAACGGTAATAGAGTCCACAACCGCACGCATAGCTTCCTGCCATTCTGCATCAGGGATATCGAGGTCACGCAGGGCAAGAACCTCATTAACATCAATCATGCCCTGTTTATTTGCCCGGAAAGAGCGATTAACGATAGCAATCAGATTTTCGTTCGCACCCGTTGACCATTTGGCGATGCATGCATCAATCATCTCTTTAGCGGCCTGAATACGTTCATCAAACACACGATGCTCACCCGTTGCGCGCACCACGCGACGGGAACCATCGAAGCTGGGGAGCGTTACGTTGCCCTTTGTACCGCCATACGTTACGCCATACTCAGACGCTGACAGGTCAACAAAATCACCGATACGCTGCATGGAGCGTAACTTAAACTCGGCCATTTTGCGACGCAGCTCGCGCGCCTCTTCGTAAAGCTCATTAACCAGTTCATCACGCAACAGGTCGATGGGCTTGATTTTATCCACCGGCACCAGATGCCCCATCGCATTACAGCGATACCCGGCAGGGATTTTTTGAACCGTAACTGAATTATCTCTTTGAGCCTGCATAATTAACCTCAGTGAATATTGTCAGATATTTCTGTAATTTCTTCGCTGCGCGTATTTATTTCAAAACCAAACTTTCCAGCACTGGCTTTCACCTCATCAGTCAGAAAACGAATAATATTGGGTGCGTTACGTTTAAGAATAAGTGCGTAAGCGTGCTGAGGACCGCCTTTATCTACGTTACTTAAGCCCTGGCTTTTCACACTAACCGAAATACCATCCAGAATCTCTACCCCCCCCCTGAACCTCTTTCCTTTCACGACTGACCAGTTCAAACGTAAAAATAACCTGCACTTTATTGCTCATTTAAATTTCCTTTTGTTGGGATGTTTTACTCTCTCGTGAATCGCGCGAGAGAACCTGACCAGCGCCTCACGCCCGTCATCCTGGCTGGCTGCTTCGGGAATACCCGGAACCAGCAAATCGCCGTTATATGCGTGACGGGCCAGCACTGTGACCACATCACGCACTCGCTTTTCACTGCCGGTTACGATCGGAATCGCACCTTCCGGCAGGGTATTGCCAAACTCAATCAACCCCGACGCCCAGCAGTACGCCGTAATGGTGGATTTCATACGCCATCCTCCCAGTACACCGTACAGCCACCCACGCGGGCCGCACGAACGCGACGGCGCTGACCTTTATTACAGACAGTAATTTCAACTTCGCCCGGCATCTGACATTTCGGCGGAGTGGTTCGCAGGGCGTAGCGTTGCGGATAGCGCTTACTCTTTTGCAGAACGGCACCGGACAACTCAGTAAGGCGACAAGCCGCATAGAGTGAATCAAAGAGGTTAGTCATACCGCAGCCTCCGCGAGCAGTTCGGATTCCACCAGACGGCGGGCTTTATCAAGAAGTTCGCGCCGATAACTGTCAAATCCAACCCAGTTGTGATTACCCAGGATGCAGCGAAAATCCCGCCAGACGCGCTTCCAGACCGAACGGGGATACCCCGGATGAAAGGTAGCCCTGAGCTGCAAATCTTCCCATACATCAGGAAAGAGGCACTTTTCATACATCAGACCAGGCTGACCGCTTTTAGCGGCATACCACGCCAGTACGTCGAGATAAACCACACGACGACCATCAGCAGTGCGGGGGCCTGCATAGACGAACGGAATAAGGTCGAACTTATTCACCGACGCATTAATCACATTCTGACTAATGCGGTTCAGGGCATTAATTTCACGCTTTATCGCTGTTTTCATGACGCTATCTCCACAGTTTGTTTTTGCTGGTAAATGCAGCAGGAGCCAGCACCCGGTAAATCGACTCAAGCCAGCCAAGTGCCTCTTCGCGATCCAGACCGACCGAAATAACCAGCCGGGATTTGTCCGCAAAGGTAATAATTAAATCACCGCATTCCTCATTGTCAGACACCTGGATATATTTCACGGTGTCGAAGTTAATGAGACAATCTCTCCCGTAAAGTTCGGGAATATTAATTGCTGCCATAATTACACCTGTGAAAGTAATTCGGGATTGGTATAAACCTCTTTAAAGGCCGCTTTAATATGCTTTTCAGTCATGAGCGAACCTTCACCGCTGGCTATCAGCCAGGCCTGATTAAGAGTGTGGGTCAGCACGCGCAGCGCACCGGGTTTTTCAGCGATGGCCAGCATGAGGTTTCGCTCCGTTTCACCGGTAATCCCCCAGGCATCAGCCACAGCCAGCACATCAGCCTTTTTCGCCTTGCGTAGCTGTTTGGCGCGCGCAATACGACTGAACAGACGGGCCAGATCGTCAACTCCGTTACGCGATGCTTTTGACAGGCCGCGAGGGTTGCCAATCAGCACCATACCAATACCTGTAGCGTCCTGAATGGCGCGTAATTGCTCCAGACCATCCACGCCAAGATGATCGGCTTCATCCACTATCACCAGACCTTTTGTACCGGTCAGCTTGCGACGAATAGCGCGGGATAATTCCCCTTTATTTCGGGGGATACCACTCACCCCCAGTGCATCACACAGTTCCAGCAGGCACTCGGTCACGCTGGAATGCGCGGGTGATAACGTAATCATCCAGGTGTTCGGCTCAGAACAGTAGTCCCGCGCCGTGGCAGTCTTGCCAACACCCGGCACACCCACAACCACGTTAATACACCCCATCAGCCGCACCGACTGAAACAGGGCACGCAGTTCCTGGACGGTCTGCGTCACTACAAACTGAGGCGGCTCAGGTAGCGAACCCTGACGTTTCCAGTTCTCATACCAGGACAATAACGCCTTAGTGATACGGGCATTATTGCCTTTGTATTCACCCTTGCGAAAAGCTGATAAGGTCGCATCTGATACGCCTGTTTCTTTCGCAATAACGCCCTGAGTAAACACTTCATCGGCAATCAGTGTATTAATGGTATTGATTACTACGTTAATATCAGTCATATTTACCTCGCCTGATAGTCAATTTGATTTTTCGCTAAATAACCTGAGTGTCCGCTCGGGTTATTTTTTTATTTACGCTAGAGGGTCTGTTTCCTGTCGCGCAGCGAGCCGTTGCAACCCTTTCTGAAAATTCCGCTCCATCTCTTCGTCGTAGTCATCCTCCGTATCCGGCTGCTGGATGATTACTGTATTACCGACAGGCCGGAATATACCCACAACACGCGACTCTGGCGGCTCTGGCTCGGTAAGACGCGGCATCAGTTCGGAGACCTCCAGCGCATCTTTTTTGATGGTCGCTTTAACCAGGGCTTTTGTTGCCTTGCGTAACTGTTTCTTCGCCAGACCGTGCTCACGCGCCGCCTGTGTATCGCCAAATCCGACCTTCTCAATACAGGACGCCGCACAAAGAAAACGACCGTCGAGCGTGTAACAGTACACATCGCCATGCAGATTCTGAGGATCGAACCGCACAACCACTTTCCGGGGTGAAATCCCCATCAGTGCCGCATTGTGATAGCGGTTTTTCTGATTCAGCAGCGAGCCGCCAGCGTGCAGGGTAAACTCACCGTTAAATTTGACCGTGACCGCCTCAGCAGGCAGCAGGAACATACGCAACTGTTCTTCTGTGGGTTTGCGCACGATGGTATTCGGGAAATCACGCTCAAACACCTGATCAAATGAATAACGTCCCTCACACATTTCGGTATCGCGGCCAACGCGGGCATTAAACATCGCCACACCTTCGGCTATCGTCTGCAGGAATAACTCAGCATCAACCGCTCTTGAGGCGTAGTTCTCCGGCTTCGCCAGTGGATTAGGCCCCGTGTATGACCCCGCCAGCGCAGGATGTTTGTCGATATATTCCTCCATACCACCAACACCAAAAGCACGTTCCACAGGCTTTGCCTGGCCCCAGCCTTTACCGGCGACAACTGACGTCCAGTGAATATTGCCGCCAATCACGACAAATAATCCCTTTGGATCGTCCTCGCGAATCTTAAAGCGATAGCGGTTTTTAACACCACCCGTCAGCCATTTATTTGCCGCAGCGCGGGTATTATCGATAGTGATGTGAAAGTCTTTCGGGATGCCGTATTTTTTAATCACATCCATGAATGAAAGCCGGATTGAATCCATGTTTTCAGTCATATCGCAGCGCCAGCCGATAATGCGACGGGTTTTAACATCCTGCCAGAACCATGTTTTAGGGCGCACGATCTCGCCGTTAAACCACTTCACAAACACGTTATGTTGATAGCCGTCGCCGTTAATCCATTGTAGGGTGGCTAGGCTGGCAACAGTACGCTGTTGCGCCGGAAGTAAACGCATTAAGGCATGTTCACCTTCCCGACAGGCGACAACCATTGCTTTATCCAGCTTATTGATGCGTCTTAATGCTGTTTTATAGGTTGGTATTTTCCAGCCATGCTCTTTTGCAGCCAACTGGAGACGCTCATAGCACTTAAATAATGTTGGTGCCTCATTGCGCAAATAATCAGCCAGAAGAAAATCCCATGCGGATTCGTCGTACTCGGCTTTTTTCACCGTCGTTTGCTTGCCCGCACGTTTATCAAGCATAACCGGAGCCCAGTCTTTACGATCGAACGCCTGAGCACTGTAATACCGATCCCGCAAGGTGGTAGCGTTGATATTCAGCTCGCTGGCAACAGAATTAAACGCAGTCTGAACGCTTATACTGGCGTCTATCAGTTCAGCGGCCAGCGTTATCGCATTAAGCCATTTTTTTGCACGCTCCCGTTGCGATTCAGAAGCACGCTCCCAGCACTGCCATAACTGAACGCGATCATATTCAGCGGCGGTTTGCGGTTGCGGGCGGCTTAGTTCAATAATGCCCCTGGAGGTCTCAACACAACCACGAGAGAGCAGAAGTGCAGCCCGAACATCAACGGGGAGTATTGTTGCATCATACTCAATAGCCTTGCTTCCCTGGCGTTTACGAAAAGCATCACATCTGCCGGATGCGAATTTCTCCAGTTGTCGCCGGACGTTTGATGCTGTTGTTGGCATACCCGCAACCCCCATACATTCCTGAGCAGTAATCCACATTGTCACCGCCCCCCACTAACCAGACCTTTTTTTTCCTGCATTCTCCGGCGTTTTTCCCACCTGCTGGGCCAGATTTGTTCTTTAGGAACGCCGATCGCCTCGGCAATTAAAATCTCTCCTTTAGGAAAACCGCGCACCAGGGCGGTTCTGATTGAATCCATCGGTGCACCCGCTGAGCGCTCAATGTCGCGAAGCGTGACCCCCATTTCTACCAGTCGGCCTTTAACCTTTTCGGCAGGCCAGTCTCTGAAAGAGAACTTTTCTGCTGTGCGTTCTTGGTTTTTCGCCATCAT